CCACAAATCCAGCGAGGTAAGAACCACCGCGCCGGTAGTTACAGTAAGCAAACGTCGCGTAGTTGGTAAAACCGTTACCGAGAGAAGTGCACATGTCGCCAGACATTCGGACACCCGGGACACGTATTTCGAATTCACGAAAGTCACAAGCGTTCGAACCTGAGAGAGCACGCTCCAGAAGCGAGAAGATCTCTGCGCCTCCAGGGCAGATGGACAGCATCCAGCGATAGAGCACGAATTCACATGCACGTAAGACATCAGGCTGCATATGGGCTTCGAAGGCAGTGTGGTCCGTGGCCACATACCTCCCACTCTCGCCCAGACCCGCCACGATGACACGTGGCCGGTCACGAACCGGAACGTGCTTGATGAAGTGCTCGACGCTCGAGTAAACCAGGTCCTCCATGGCATGTACGTAAGGCCCCACGATGCACTTGAAGAGATCCGACCTGGAATTGATAGCACGAGCGTGCTTAAAGCTGACACAGAAGGTAACGACGGCATAGCATTCCTGCTTGACGAAAGACCTGTTCCGCAAATCCTTAGCACAGACGAAGCCGACGTAGTTACGCCAGACTTTAGCAAGCTCCAGCTTTCGCGCGTTGGAATAATGGGTGCAATCCAGCCAATGACTGACCGACAGGTCGTCAAGGAGACCAATCGGACGGAGGCCAAACCGCGAAACCCAGTACCCAAGTAGGTACCGGCTGAAACGAGCCAACTCGTCACGTACCAAAGGCGTGATGACGGGACAAGCCCTGAGGAAACGCTTGCAACAACCTGAGACTGCTGTCTCAAGGTCGTCTCGGTCGGGCGAAGGGAGTGCCAGACCGGGGACATGACAACCCAAGCTCCGAAGTTGGATCCGTCGGCGTTCAGGGTTGAGAGGGGTCGAACCCATCCCACAACCGTAAACGCGCAAACGAGAGCGAGGATTGACAGGGTCCAGAACAGGCATGAATGCCCGCACATCCTGAACCCTGTAGCCAAGCAAGCCGACCGTGCGGGGAGGGCGGAATCCCGCACGGTCGCCGGAAAAACCGGCTTTCCATCAAACGAAACAAGCTTAGCGCGAAGCCAGACAGTGCACAACCAAGCATAGTGTCCGGTCTCGTAAGCAGCCAGAGGAGCCAA